CGTGTGGCAGGTCTGTCGCCAATGGACTACATGCTGGAGCGCACGCGCACCGTGCCCGGCCAAGCCCCCGAAGGTCAGGCGCAGGACATCAGCACCGAAGACAACTGGATGGTGGCCCCCGACCGGGCCGCTGTTCTGGCGCAGCAAGAGCAGGAGCAGCAAGCGGCTGCACAGGCCGAAGCCCCCACGAAGTACGCCGCGCAGCAGCTTGGCATCATGGTGGAGCAGAACTACC